TTAGGAGGTCTTGTAGAGTCTGAACAAGGCCAAGCTTTTATTGCTGATAGAGAAGGCGAAGACAAAGAAAGTAAAATTGATAATAATAATAATTTATTTGGTGCGGCATTACGTAAAAAATATCCTGATAAAGACTCTTTTATTCAAGCTGCAATTGCAACTGCAGTGGCTGTAGGAGAAGGAAACATGAAAAATGTAGAAGAACTTGATGGACTATTACCAAGATTAAGTATGGGAAGTCCTGGAGATTTTCAAAAAGCTATGCCGCCTATGATTGAAGACAACGAAGCTCCTATTCCTCAAAATATGCCAGAGCCAGACCCAATGAAAGCCACAGATGATTACACTGTTACACAAAGAAAAGGTGGTATTATGAAAGCTCAAAAAGGCACAATGCCACTAACAGAAAAAACTAGTCCACCTACAGGAAACAAACCTATAAATCCAGTTCCTATTACAAACCCTATAGGCAGACCTAAACAACCTGAATCTGACGACCCAAGAGACATGGCTATTGCAAAATTAGAAAATGCTTTAATGAAAAAGAATATGCCCACTAAAGCTAAAAAAGGCACGGTTAAAATTGATGAAGAATTAAAAGAGGGCACTAAACCTAAAGACTCTGCAGGCGTAGCTGTCATGATTGGACTTGGTGCTCCTGAAATAGATTATAGCAAAGGAGAAGAGGGCGACCCACCTCCAGGTGCTACTAAAAAAGAAATAGCAGATGACCAAATGGTTTTACTAAGCGAGGGGGAACTAGTTGTTCCTGCTAATGTCGTAAGGTTTCATGGTCTTGCAACCTATGAAGGAATGCGTAGAGAAGCTTTAACTGGATTACAAGCAATGGAAAGTGATGGTCAGATATCTTATATTACTGAGGGTAAAACTAAAAAGACTCGTCAAGGTGGTATTATGAAAGCACAACAAGGTATTATTCCTTTACCTGGGCAACAATATACTCCTACATATCAACAACCCATAGTAGAGGCTGCTTCATCTCAGTTTATTACAACACCTGAGGGAACGCAAGTATATACTCCATCAGTAACACAACAAGCTTTAGCAACTCCTGTAAACCCACAAGTTACTCCTGTGTATACACAAACTCCAGGATTAGTTACTAGAGTAGTTGCACCAAACATAGGATACTTCTTACCAGAAGACCAACGATTATCTTACATGCGTCCAGACGCTCCTCCATCAGGATTTGTACCAGCTCCAGGTGTTCCTATAACACCACCAGATGACCCAACTCCTGACCCAATAATAGATGACCCAGAACAGCCTAAGCCTGCTGAACCTACTCCTGACCCTATTAGTGAAGAGGCAGAAAAGTATATTGAAAGTGGAGCAGGTCAACAAGAAATAGCAAATGTTGCTAATATAGAACAGGCATCGCAAACTGCAAGAGATATGGACTTTGCAGATGCTTCAGCTAGAATGCAAGATGCTGTTTTTAATCAAATTGATAATCCGACACAAGCTTTAGAATTTAATCTGCAGTCAGCAAAAGAATCGGAAGCGTACAAGGCGTTAACAAGTAAAACTTTTGAAAAAGACTTAAATACTCAAGTAAAAAAGATTGGCAAAGATGCTAGTGACGCAATGGCTAAATTATTTGGTCCTCCTACTGGACTTGGAGCAAAGACAGGCGTCCCTTACAGTGACCAAACCATCCTCAAAAGTTACAGAGACATGGCAATAGCAGATATGCCAAGTGCATTTTTAGAAAGTATTCGTAATCCACAAGTAGCTGCTACACGTAAAGTTGATGCTTTTGGTAATAGATTATACCAGCCAGGTCTTGAAGATATATCGGCAATATCACAATCAACAGGTATGAGTGAAGCAGCCGTAAAAAAATATTATAACATACCTGATGATTATAATCAACAGTATGGCACGTATAGTAAAATAGACCCTTTAACTGGTAGAAGTTTTGCTTCTTTAACACCAGCTCAAAGAGCATTTAGTGAAGCCTATTCAAAGAGAAGAGAAGATGCTAGCGATAGAAGAACTGAAAGAGCAAAAAAGAATGCTCAAGATTCTGGATTTGCTAGTCAAGGTATTAATCAAATAACACAAGCAGAACTTGATGCACATTCTAAAATAAATATGGCATTAAATGATGGACAGTATGACCCTAATGGACTCATGGGAGTAGAGCAGTATGCTGATTTTAAGAAAACTGGTCTACAACTGAAAGACTTCTTTAAGTTATCCAGAGCAGAACAATCGTTTTACGCTGCGGCTAGAACAGGAGATACTGTTGAATCTTGGGTTATAGATTCTATGAAACAAGGTACAACTGCAGCATTTGATGCTATGAACAAAGCAAATGATTCTAATGTTTTACGTGATGATAAATATGAAATACAATCAAATAATCAAACTAAACCTGCAGATGCTAAAGGAGGATTTGAAGTTAATCCTATAACATATTGGCAATCTGAAGAAGGAAAGAAAAAAGCAAAAGAATTAGGTGTAGAGGTAGGATAAAAAACTGTTGCATACTAGTCACACTTTGTGATATAATAGAAATGGCAGGACATTTATAAGGAGAAATTAATGAGTGAAGCGATTGGTGCTGTAAAGCAAGACATAAAGAAAGTTCCTATGCGATATAGCAGAGATACATCACAAGAAGATGAACAGCTACAAAAGCTTGAAGAAGAACGAGCTTTAGCAACTAAAAGAGAAGCAGAAGCAAAAGAGGACGCTGAAGAAACAGCTAATCTTGATGCAGAAGAAAAAACTTTTAAAAAACGCTATGGTGATTTACGTAGACATATGAGTCAACGTGAAGAAGAAAGCAAAAAGAAAATACAAGAACTGCAATCACAGTTAAGTTCCGCTACACAAAAAGCTATTAAACTTCCTAAAACAGATGAGGAGTTAGCAGCTTGGTCAAAAGAATATCCTGACGTAGCTAAAATTATTGAAACAATTGCTGCTAAAAAAGCAAAAGAGTTTGACTCTGGTATTGAAAAGAGATTACAAGTTATTGCTGAAAAAGAAGCAGAAGCTGCGAGAAAAAGAGCAGAGGCTGAATTGATAGCACAGCATCCTGACTTTGAAGAAATCAGAGCGGATGAAAAATTTCATGAATGGGTAACTACACAACCTAAGTGGGTACAACAAGCATTATATGAAAATGATTCTGATGCACATGCAGCTTCTAGAGCTATTGATTTATACAAAGTTGATACAGGTATTATTGGCAATAAAAAGAAAAAGACTAACAGTAATGATGCGGCAAAAGCCGTAACAACTAGAGGTCAAAATAATGTTGCTAATACTAAAGAAAGCCAAGGCAATCAATGGAGAGAGTCTGATGTTGCACAAATGAAAGCTCATGAATATGAAAAAAATGAGAAAGCAATTATGGAAGCTATTCAGTCTGGCAACTTCATATATGATGTATCAAGACCACAAAGATAATTTTTTTCTTTACATTTGTTGATTTTTGTGGTAAAAATTAAATATTTATGGCAACCCCTCATAGGACTACTTGCCTAAAAGTGTCTACACATTAACACTTAACACATTTTTTGAACTCTAAGTGTAGTAGAGTTTCTGATTTTTTTATACCTATTAACCACCCAGAATCTATCGCCCCTTTTTGGACACCCTTAGAGCACTGGTCTTATTAGTGTTTAGAGAATCGGTATAGCCTATTGGGAGACAATACAATGGCATTTAAGACAGCAGCTGGTTACAGTAGCTTACCTAATGGCAATTTTAGCCCCGTAATCTACTCGCAAAAAGTCCAGCAAGCCTTTCGTAAAAGCTCTGTTGTAGATAGCATTACTAATAATGACTACTTCGGAGAAATTGCGAATTACGGTGATACTGTTAAAATTATTAAAGAACCAGAAATCACTGTAAAGGAGTATGCTAGAGGAACTCAGATTACTCCACAAGACTTAGATGACGAAGATTTCTCACTCGTGGTGGACAAAGCTAATTACTTTGCATTTAAAGTAGACGATATTGAAGAAGCTCACTCTCATGTGAACTTTGAATCTATGGCTGCTGACCGTGCAGGGTATAGACTACGTGACCAACACGACCAGGAAGTTCTTGGTTATCTTTCAGGATTTAAACAATCCTCTCTGAATACTGTTGCAGGAACAGCTAATGATACCGTTTCAGGTTCAAAAGCAGTTTCAACTGCAGGTTCAGATGAACTATTAACATCTATGAAGTTGAAAAAGGGTGACTTCGGTAACATTACTACAAGTAGTGCTGGCGACCACTCTATTCCAATTCAAGCAAGAACTGGTGGAGCAACAGCTCTAGCCACAGCAACTGCGTCACCATTGCAAGTAATTGCAAGAATGGCAAGATTGCTTGACACCCAGTTTGTTGATACTGATGGAAGATTTCTTGTTTTACACCCTGTGTTTGTTGAAATTTTAAAAGACGAAGATTCTCGTCTTATGGATGCAGACTTTGGTGGTGACCAAACAGGATTAAAGAATGGTTTAACAATTGGCAAAATACATGGTTTTGATGTATATATGTCAAATAATTTACCAGCAGTAGGAACTGGACCAGGAACATCTGGAACAGCTAACCAAAACAGTAACTATGGTCTCATTGTTGCTGGGCATTCTTCATCTGTAGCTTCAGCTTCACAAATTACGAAAACAGAGTCATATCGTGACCCTGATTCGTTCGCAGACATTGTCCGTGGAATGCACTTATACGGTAGAAAGATACTTCGTCCAGAAGCTATTGTTACCGCTAAGTATAACGCAGCGTAAGGGGGTATAACAAATGGCAACTTTTGATATGACCGCCAGCACAACCGCTGGTGTTAGTTCTGATTCCATAGCAGTATTACCTGGTAGTAGACCTGGAACTGGCATGAGAATGATTGAGTCTATTTTAGATATTTCTAAAATAACTGATTACTCATGTACAGACGGTGACATTTTTCAACTTCTAGAAATACCTGCAGGAACTTTGGTTCTTTTTGCAGGAGCAGAAGTGCTTACCGCTTTTAATGGTACATCGCCAACTGTAGATATTGACTTTGCAGCAGGTGACGACATTATTGATGGTGGTGACGTATCTTCCGCTGGTTTTCTAGCAGAAGGAACAAATGGACAGGCAAATGACGTCGTAACAGGTGCAGCTTCAACATTTACACAGTTTGTGTCAACTACTGATACAATTGATGTAAAATTAATTGCAGGTTCTGCTGACGTTTCATCAGGAAAAATACGAGTGTACGCTTGTGTTATTGATTGTAACGGTGAGCATCAACAATTAGCTGATGAAGTCGATAGAGACCAATTAGCGTAATTGTATTATTGGGGGGGCAGGGCAACTTGCCCTCTCCTTATATAGGATTATTATGGCTTACGATTTTTTAGGTATAACTAATTTAGTTATTGCAAGATTTAATGAAGTTGCTTTAACATCAGCAGGGTTTGCTAACTCTCGCGGGTTTCAAACACAATGTAAAAATGCAGTCAATGATTCAATTAATTATATCAACCAAAGAGAATTTGGGTGGCCGTTTAACCATGATAATCAGACTACAACATTAGTTCCAGGAACTATTCGTTATAGTATCCCGACTACAGCTAAACATGTAGATTACGAAACATTTAGAATAACTAAAGATAGTGATTTAGGAACGTCTGGTGGAGCTTTAACTGTTTTAGATTATAAAGAGTATTTAGATTTGCACGTAACGCAAGAAGATGATGTTACAGCAACTTTACTAGACGGGTCAATTAATAATTCTGCAACAACAATAACAGTAGATAGCACTACAGATTTTTCTTCTACAGGAACACTTTATATAGAAAGTGAACAAATAACATATACAGGGACTAGCTCAACTACTTTTACAGGATGCACCAGAGGTGCTAATTCTACTACAGCGGCTTCACATAGCGATGACGTTAGAGTTGCACAATTTGATTCTGGGGCAACCCCTAGACAAGTTGTAAGAAGTGCTGATAATAATTTCTTATTGTTTCCATATCCAGATAAAACTTACGAATTAAAGTTTGAATTTTTTAAAGTTCCAACTGCTTTGTCTGGAGCTACTGATGCTCCTGCTATACCTTCACAATTTCAACAAGTTATAGTAGATGGAGCAACGGCGTATGGGTATCAATATCGTGGAGAAACCCAACAGTATCAATTAAATTTTGCTAGATTTGAAGAAGGCATAAAACATATGCAAAGTATATTGTTAAATAAAACAGATTATCTTAGGTCTACCTACATACAAAGAGTTTCCTCATCATCTTCAGCCGCATTCTTTTAGGATAATTAATGGCAGACGAAGCACAATTAAATCCATTTGTATTTGCTTTACAGGGTGGTTTGGTTTTAGACCGTTCTACTTTTACAATGGAAGCTGGCATGGCTTTTGAGTTAGAAAACTTTGAACCTGACCCTAAAGGTGGATACAGAAGAATAAATGGATTTAGTAAATGGAATGATAATATAGTTCCACAGACATCAAGCAGTGGCGAAGCTGTGTTAATGTCAGCATTTTTTAAAGGCAATGTAATTGCTGCTCGTGGAGAAAAAGTGTACAAAGGTGGAACAACAGGCTCTTGGACAGAAATAGATTCTGGTAGAACAAGTGCAGGAAAATATGGATTTTTTAGATATAATTTAAATGGTACAGATTTTATAGTATGGGCAGATGGTGCAAACAATGCATCAATATATGACAATAGCACCGTAACAGATTTAAATAGTACAGGCGCTCCAGCAAATCCTAAATTTGTAAGTGGTTTTAAAAATCATTTATTTTTTGCAGGAATGTCTGCAACTCCTCAACGCGTTACTTTTGCAGCTCCAGAAGAACCTACTAATTTTACTCCAGCTAAAGGTGCTGGATTTATTCATGTTGATGGTCGTATAACAGGATTATTTCCTTTTCGTGATGCTTTATATGTATTTTGTGAAGAAAGTATATTTAAAATAGTAGGAGAAGCAAATAATTTTAGTAGTGTGCCTGTTACTAGAGAACTTGGATGTAAAAATGGGGATACAATACAAGAACTTGCAGGAGATTTAATATTTTTAGGACCAGATGGATTACGTACTATAGCTGGTACTGAAAAATTAGGCGACGTTGCATTAGGAACTATTTCATCAGCTATACAACAAAGATTTGTAGATGAAACTAGTGTAGCAGATTTTGATAGCGTAGTAATTCCAGAAAAAACACAGTATAGAATATTTTTTACTAAAAGTGCTGGAGACGCCCAAAAAGGTGTTATCTGTGTGAGAAAAGCAGATAAATATGAATTTTCAGAATTTGTAGGCATTCGTCCATCATGTACAGACTCTTCTATTTTTGAAGGCGCTAGTTATGTTTTACATGGTACTTTTGATGGATATATACAAAGACAAGAACAAGGCAATACATTTGATGGTACAACTATAGTGGGCCGATATCGTTCACCAGATTTAACAATGGGAGATGCAGGCATACGAAAAAACTTTCAAAGGGCAATACTTAATTACTCTCCATCGGGAACAGTTAATGCAGATTTAATTGTTAGATATGATTATGAAAGTTCAGATGTACCTAGACCAGCTGCATATCCGTTTGATAGCACGAGTATTGTAGCATTATATGGTTCATCAACTTATGGTTCTGCTACTTATGGAGGGCAATCCGAACCATTATTTAGACAACCTATTGAGGGTAGCGGGTTTGCCGTTGCTCTTCGTGTTGTAGACAGTGGAGTATCTTCTCCATATTCCTTAAAAGGATTTCAACTAGAATTTGACGCAGGAGCTAGAAGATAAATGGGAGCATCATACTCAAGACAATCATCATACACAACTGGTGATACAATTCAAGCAGCAGATACTAATGACGAATTTGACCAAATACTAGCGGTTTTTAATTCTTCATCAGGACATACTCACGACGGCACAACAGGAGAAGGAGGACCAATAACAAAGTTATTAGGTAACTCTCTTACGTTTGGCGCAGGCACAGCAGGAACAGACATCACTATTACTTTTGATGGAGAAACCTCTGATGGTGTTCTTAAATGGATGGAAGATGAAGATTACTTTCAATTTGATGATGATATTATAATTAACTCAGATGAAAAACTTTTATTTAGAGATTCTGCTATTTATATTAATTCCAGTGCTGATGGTCAACTGGATATTGTTGCAGACACAGAGGTACAAATTGCAACCACTACTGTAGATATAAATGGTGCAGTTGATATTAGTGGCACACTAAGTCTTGCAGGAACAGCAATTACTTCAACTGCCGCTGAATTGAATATACTTGATGGCGTTACTTCTACTGCTACAGAGTTAAACATACTTGATGGTGTTACAGCTACTACTGCAGAATTAAATTTAATGGACGGTGGTACATCTGTAGGAACAACAGCTGTAGCAAGTGGAGATGGACTTGTTACAAATGATGGTGGCACAATGCGTCAAACTAATATTGACACATTTGATACTTATCTTTCTCAAACAACAAAAACTCTAACAAACAAAACTCTTACAACTCCTATTATAGCAGAAATAGATTCTGGTTCTTCTATTACATTAGATGCTACAACTGATATTGTTTTAGATGCAGGTGGAGCAGACGTTATACTAAAAGATGATGGAACAACTTTTGGTAGCTTTACTAATTCAAGTGGAGAACTTGTTATTAAGTCAGGCTCAACTCCAACAGCCGCCATAACATTAAGTGGGGCTAATGCTACAATTGAAGGTAACTTAACTGTAGATGGTAACTTTGATGTAACAGGAACATTAGACTTTAGTGATTCTGCTATAACAAATGTAGGTAGTATACAACTAGATAGCATATCAGGAGATGGAGATACTAATACAAGTATTACTTTTTCAGGTTCTGATGTTATTACGATGGCAACAGGAGGCACTACTGCTTTAACTATTGATGCAAGTCAAAATGTTACTATAGCAGGAGACTTAACTGTTTCTGGTGATGACCTTACAATGGGAACTAACACTTCAGGTAATTTACTTGTAGCTGATGGTACAAACTTTAATTCTATTGCTGTAGGGGATTTATCAGAAATATCTACAGTTGCTAATGATGATGTATTTATTGCTGTAGATACATCAGGTGGTGGCCTAAAGAAAATTACTAGAAGTGCCATAGTTTCTGGTCTTGCTACATCTGGAGCTATATCAAATGTATCTGAAGATACGACTCCTCAGTTAGGTGGAGATTTAGATGTTAATGGAAATGATATTGTTTCTGTTTCTAATGGCAACATTAATTTATTACCAAATGGTAGTGGTAAAGTTATCATGGATGGTAACGGTAGCTCTGGCGGAGTTAGTATAACAGATGGTAATATAGATATAAGAACAGGAACTGGTGCAGTATCTAAAG